ACCATTACCGAATAAAGGTGGTAAATATTGTGGTTGGAAAGAATTTTCTTTAAATTCTTTTGGTATATCTGCCTTAATATTTACTGGTTTACCTTCTCTAAATTCTTCAATATAATTCATTCCAGAATAATCATTTGGATGTCCAAATTGATCAAAATTATTATTAGCAATTGTGTTTATAAAAGAAAAATCTAGTGCTTCAGTGGGAATAACTTTTAAATTATCTTTTGGTAATTTTTCAAAATCATTAATTAGTCCTGTATATTGGACTTCTAGTTTATTATCTATTTCTGTAATAAATGCAAGACAACTTGTATAAGAGGATCTTAATGGATTACCAAGAACATATGTTATTTTAAATAAATTAAATTTACTTGGCATATTTTGGATTATTTTATTTTCATTATTAACTTCAAAATAGTATATAGTTGGACTACTTACAAAAAAGTATTCAAATTTCCAAGGTCCATTTTCTTGTAGATATTTTTTATCTGCTATTAATTTATTTATATTCTTATTTAGAAAATCAATAATAACTTCTTGATCTCCAGTAAAATATTTTTCGGTTAACAGTTCATTGTGTAAACTAGTTACATTTAAATTTTTAACTGATAAATCATCTAGTAATTTTTTAACCATTTTAAGATACATATCTGGATTTAATAACTTTCTATTTGCATATTGAAAAGTATATACATCAGAATTACATGTAGTATTTAATTTATTATTTGTATATGGAAATGGGCATTTATTTTGTGGTTCAGTGCATGGTAAATATCTAACTATAGATGGTGTGAAGTTTTCTGTTTTTAGACTTTTAAAGAAGTCAAAACAATTTGTAGTAAATATTATTATAACTACAACTAAAATTAAAATAAAACATAATGAACTAAAATTTAAACTACTCATTATTTAATATTAATAAATATTTTTAATAATCAAAAAAATTAATTTAAATATACATTTTTTAAAATTAAAAAGCGTTCTAAAAAAAAATTATTTTATAAATAAATTATAATAAATTATGAGTAACATTAATGCTGGAAATAATAATGAAAATGCGAATGATAATTTAATTTTATTTTTTCATGAACAATCAAAAGCATGTCAAAAATTAAAAGAATTTATTCCAAAAGATAAAAAAATTCAAATTGTAGATGTGTCACGAGTTAATAACATACCATCATCAATTAAAAGTATTCCAACTTTAGTAATTAACAATAAAGAAATTTTATCTGGTAAGAAAGTTTTTGATTACTTTAATAAATCTGATGAAATTGAATATCTAAATTTCTCAGGAAAAAATTCCGGTTTTGCATTTTCAAGCATTGATGATAAAGATTTAGGAAGCATTGAATCAAATACTATATTTTCATCTATAGATATGCCTTCAATATCTGATGGAATACCAAAATGGGAAAATAGTGATACTAAAGAGGCATTAGATATTGATAAATTACAAGCAGAAAGAGATTCAATGTTTAAAGCAGTACAGCGGCAATAATTAAATTAAATTAAATTGCGTTAAAAAAGTCATAAAAATTGTATAGTTATGTTTTAAATACAATGCAAGGAGCAAACATGGAAGAGATTGTAAAAATGGCGCAACAGGTTGCTTCAAATATTGCTAAAAATCAGACTGAACCACTTGATCCACAAAACATGGATATGGGTAAAGTTATTTCACAGGTTACAGATTCAGTTTCAAAAATGATTACACCAGAAATGATTGAAAAAATGTCTGGTTCAAGCATTAATTCTGTATCAGGGGATGATATGACTATGGGTAAAGGATCTAAAAAAATTAAATCAAAAATTCAGTTTGATCAACCGATAGAAGAAGATACTAAAAAAGTAAAAAAGAATACATCATCTAGTTCTATAGAAGAATTAGATGAATCTGATACTGAGTGTCAACCATTAGCACCTAGAACAAAAGATTTACATTTTACATTGAATGTAACTTTAGAAGAACTATACTCTGGAAAAGTTAAAAAACTAGCAGTAAGAAGAAAAAGATTAATTACAGATGGTAAGAAAAAAACCTTAACTGAAGAAAAGAAAAAAATCTCAGTAAATATTGAACCTGGTATGTTTGATGAACAAGTAATTACATTTAATAAACAGGCAGATGAAAAAGAAGGATATGAAACAGGTGATATTGTAATTACTCTATGTTGTGCAGAACATGATGAATATGAAAGAGAAGGTAACAATTTATTAGTTGAAAAAGAAATTTCATTATCGGAAGCATATGATTGTCAAATGACTATTACTCATCTAGATGGAAGAGAAATTAATATTTCATCAACACCAATTAATATTTTTGGTGAAGAAATTGAATCATATAGAAAACTAAAAGGTTTTGGTATGCCAGTATATGGATCAGACAATGAATTTGGTGATTTAATTATTAAATTTAAACCAGTTGTTCCTGATAATTTAACATCTGAACAGTTACAGACATTAAAAGAATTATTTCCTAAAGTAAATAATAAAAAAGAACTACCAAAAGAACAGGAATATGAACTAGAAATTGCAACAGAATCTGATTTTGAATATTCAGATGATGAAGATGACTCAGAATATTCGGATTCAGAAGACGATGATTCAGAATATGACGAAGAAGAAGAGGAGGAAGAAGATGAGGAAGAAGAAGAAGAGGAAGAAGAGGAAGAGGAAGAAGAAAAACCTAAATCTAAATCAAAATCTCGTGGAAGAAAATAAATGTATTTAAAGAATTATAATAAATTTTATTAAAATGGATACTGAAACTAATAAAGAAAATATTATTAATGGTTGGGAATATTTAACTGATATTAAACCAACTGAACTTGTACTAGAACAAAAATTACAAGATTCATATTTAATGCAATATAATCTAGCATATCATAAATTTCTAAAAAGTTTATGCATTGATAAAGAAAATTTAGAATCAATTGTAGGAAAACTAAGACATACAATTGATCCTAAAACACAAAAACCAATTACAAAATACAGATGTATTATTGATACAAATGAAGAAAATGATATAATTAATAATGATGATAATTATCCTATTAAATTTTTAAAAAGTAAATTTATTAACTTTAAATCTAAAAAACTAAAGACTGATTTAATTACATATTATAAACCATTAGGATTTTATGTAAAAGGACCATTTGAATTAGTTATTAATAAAAAAATTAATAAATATTTTATCGAACTATGTTGGAATATTAGTAATTAGTAATTAGTAATTAGTAACGATTAGTAACTTCTAGTCCTGGTCATTTATAGTACTCCTTTTTTGAATAGATTTACTATATTTTTCAACTAAAAGTGTTCTATAGACATTCATAATTGGAATCATTTTTAAAATTAGTTCATTTTCAATTTTTGTATTAATTGAATTTAAATTTTTTACATTATTTATTTTATCAATGACTAAGCATATTGAATTTATTAAATGTTTGTATTCCTTAATATATTCAATTAGTTTTTCTGCATCATCTACTGATAAATCTTTTAATAAATCCTCATTATCAAATACAGTATTAATTTTATCTAAATAAGTTTCATGGGATTTATTTATTGTTAATAAAAAATCTTGTTGGAAAGATACCATGTTAATAATTTTAATTTACAATTTTATTTATGTTAATTTAACGATTAATATTATAAAAATAGTTATTTAAATTATCATATGATTTTTATAATATTACTAATTTACTTTATTTTACTAATTATTATAGAATTTTTCTTTATTTGTTCAACATCAAATAAAAAAGAAAGTATAACAGTTGAAAATATTGAAAATATTGATAAATTTGAAAAAATCGATATTAAAAAACATGAATTACAAAAAGAAAAATCTGAAAATGATTTAGATATTAAAAATTTTATAGGTAAATTTGTATTACTTAATCAATATGGATTTTATATTAATTTAGATAATTGGAATATATTACAACCTAAAAAATTATATGAATTTAAAGTACCAGTAAATATTAAGATAATTAAAGTTAAAAATAGTGTAGATATTGAATATTTATTAAATTGATAAAAAAAAAATTATTAAATTATAATGAGTGAATCAACATTAAATCCAGGTGATAAAACACTAAACTTTAGTTCATTTATAATTTCATATGTTAGTTTATCAGTAATTGCAGGTTTATTTACATTTAGAGTATTAAATTCATTATTAGATAATATAATATTACCTATTTTAGATATTACGGTACTTCCTGAGACTAAGTTTCATAAACTTACAAAAACATATAATCACCAAAAGAAAGAAATTAACAATAACATACAAAAAGAACAATATGTATATGTAGTTAGACCTGGAATATTCTTAAAAGAATTAGTGATATGGTGTTTTATGATGTTATTATTGTATTTTCTTTATAGAATAACAAAAAAATAAAAATTAATAAATAAAAATAAAATATAATTAATTTATTAAATGGTAGACATCAACCAGCAAAATTTTAATAATCCACAAAATTTACAATTAAGTGATTCATTTTCTACAATTTCTGCAACTTTAAATAATCCATTTGTACCTAAACCAATTGCTTATGGCGATTTTAGATCATCTGATCCAGTACTAAATAGCACGTTACCAGGTGTAATTAATTTAGGAAAAGATAACGGAAATGCGAACAACATGAAAGATGTTTTCAATGGAAATAATAATTTTAACTATGGTTTAACATCACCAGGGTTTGTCGATAATGCTATGAAATGTACTGGTCTAGATTTTGTAAATACAAATCCAGATTTTGATAAGTTGCCTTTTCAAGTATGTTTAAATAAATTTAATAGTCAATATCAAATTCCAGAAATGGCATTTAATAATTTAATGAATAATTTACCATATACTTTTAGTGCTCTGTCTCCTCAGGAACAAAAAAGATATTTATCATCATTGCAAAATTTTGTTGATACTGAATCTACTAAAAATGGTATTGATATGAATAATATGAATAATCTAAAAGAAAAGTACGAAACAGTCAATAATGTTAAAGAAAATTTTGGTAACAAACATGATAGTACACCAGAAAATGGTTGTTCTAGTTCTAGTTTAAGTTTATCAGGAATATTAAGTATAGTTTTAATTGTAATAATTGTTTTAGTTTTTTTACTTTTTATTGCAAATAAAAATTAATTTAAAGAATTTTTGATATGTAATATATAACAATTATGTCAGATTCTAAAAGTGATTTTTTTGATGAACTAAAAGTTGGTATCGATACATTATCATCATTAATATGTGAATATAAGAAGAAAGATAATATTGAAATAGAAATAAGACTAGGTCAAATACAGTTTAATTCATTTAAATCTGGTCTTGGTTCTAAGGATTTTTTTAATAAAATTAAAAATACATTAGATTCAGCAAAATGTTGGGACAAAGTTGTAAATAATAAACACGAAGAACTATGTCATAATGGTCTCAGAAGAACAACTGTATTTAATGGAAAAAAAGTAATGAAACATCAATGCATTAAAAAAGAAAGACTAATTAATAAAAATTTTGAATATTCAGGTACTCCATACGATTTACGAATTTCGGTTTCAAAGGAGATTCCTACTGAAGATAAAATTAAATCAGGTACAGGAATTCTAAGAAAGAAAAATAGATTCAGTTATTACTATAAAGACTATATTGTAGATTTAACGACAGTTGAACAAATTGATAATGGAGTATCTGAAACAAATTATGAACTTGAAATTGAATTTATAAATTTTAAAAATAACGTATCAGATAAATATAGAGCACATAGTGGATTACTTTTAATACGTGATATTGTAAATATGTGCGAAAAAATTGAAGATGGATGTAAATTAGTATCTTCTAATAAAGAAACAAAAGAAACTAATCATACAAATGATAATGATTTATCTAAAAAACTAAATGATATGGAAATTAGTGAATAAAAAAGTTACAAAAGTTACAAAAATTAACTTACTTAAAAATTTTGAATACTTTAATATAAGAAATGTTGTATTTAGAATTAAAAATTATTGCTGATAACGAAGAACAATGGGAGAATCACCCAACATATAATAAAGCAAAACAAAATGAAGATACTGGATTAGACATTCCGATGCCTTGTTCAGTTACTGTTCCTGCTAAAAGTAAAGCATTTACAGTAGATTTAGGATTCAAAGCAGAACAAAACTTTGGTTACATGCTTGTTCCAAGAAGTTCAATTAGTAAAACACCATTACGTTTAGCAAATTCTATTGGAATTATTGATAAAAGTTACCGAGGTAAAGTAATGGTTAAAGTTGATAATAATTCAGGTTCTGATTTTGTAATGAATGAAGGAAGTTGTTATTTTCAAATTGTTGCATTTAGTGGTATATTACCTAAATATTTTTTAGTTGATCATATTAATCTAACAAAAAGAGGAGATGGTGGATTTGGAAGCACAACTAGATAAAATTATTTTACATTAATTTAAATTATCTTAAATTACTTAAAAAGGAAATACTAGTAAATGATTAATAATAATGGTAAAAATTAATGATCCACGTGGTGATACAGCAGCAATTGCAATGAGATCATTAAGAGCAACTAATACTTTTAAAACTATTAAAAAAATGGTTAAAAAATGTAAAGATTTTGATGAAGATAAACTAGATTTACACAAAACTGATAAAAATTTTTATAATGATTTTGTTTCATGTCCTGAAAGTATTAAACAAGAATTAATCTTTTTATGGGAAGAGGTTGGTGATTTATATGAAGAACTTCAGACAAAAGAAGAATCTGAAGAACCTGATGAACAAAATTATAATATTCAATTAGATTTAGATGAGGAACCACCTCCTCCACCTAAAAGAATGTATATTATGGGTCCTTAGATGTAAATTAAGGTCCTTAGATGTAAATTAAGGTCCTTAGATGTAAATTAAGGTCCTTAGATGTAAATTAAGGTCCTTAGATGTAAATTATTTTAACTTTTTTTATCATATTTAATATTATACAAACATGAATATTGATTATGTTTATATAGTATTACCATTAATTTTAGGTATGATTACATCGTTGTTTTGTAGACCAAGTAACGGAAGTAACGGAAGTAAAGTAAAAATTCCAAGTCAGATTTTTATAATTATTTGGCCAATTCTATACTTATTAATTGGTTACTGTTGGTATTTGGCACATAAAGACAAAACATGTAATATAATGTTTTGGATATTGAATATTTTATTGTGTTCATGGTTAATTATATATTCATGTATGAATAATAAAAATGTTGCATATTTAATATTAATATTATGTTTATTAAGTTCAATTTTAATATATACATGTTTGTATTCTGAGATACAAAAATATTT